ACCTGTGTTAGCTGCTGATGATGAGTAAACCACCTTTTTATTATGTTTCTGAGCTAAATCAAAAAGTTCTTTACTAAATAGATAATTATACTTCATCATCTTATTAGCATCTTTTAACATCGTATCAGATATTGCTCCAATGTGAAGTACGACATCATTTTGTTTTACATACTCTTCTAAATCAGTTTTCCAATTTACACTATTAATAAAATCTTTTTCTATACAAAATATTTCTATTGGAGCTATATTATCATTAATTCTTTTGTAAACGTTTTTACCTATAAAACCATCAGAACCTGTTAACAATATTTTCATTTGTATAACTCCTCATAAATTCTTTTCATCCAATAGCTTCTATCCCTATTCAAAGGATTTTGTGATATTGCGTTGAACTGATAAATGTAACTTGTGTTGTATAGATTATCTAATTTATCTTCCCACCAACATCTTGTATCATTATAGAATAAATTTTTCCGACCAATGTCCACAGTAGAATATTTATTTGGTAAAAAGTTTACATCCACACCAAATTTAGTTGATAATAAATTAATTAACGGCTGGTCACTACCTGTTCTTATTACATCATATGACTCTATGATTTCTGCTTGATTCTTCCAATAAAAATCTATTACATAATTTAAGAACTCTTCATGGTCTTTATTTAATATGACAAAGCCTGTTTGAAAGAAATCTGATGCCATCATTAAATAATCCGTATCAAAAAACTTTTGTGAGTATCCCTTTATACTTCTATTTACCCATTCGAAATCACCATTACAGAAAGATGTTGAAAACTTTCCATCTGTCAATTCAAAGAAGTTTGGACAATCAGGATGAATAATACAATCAGCATCAACTAATAAAACTTGGTCATAATCTATCTCATTGTTTTTAAGTATCTCTAAAACATACCACCTTTGCCATGTTATAACCATCTCTGTTTCAGGCATGAGTAAAGTATCCATCAAAAAGAATTCTACATTATTTTTATCACACCACTTTTTCCAAGAATCCATACCATATTGATATCCACGTGTTCTAGTAGACTCACCTATGCCACTCGTTCCGATTGATTGTTCACGTTCAATCCAAGGCATCAATACTACGTTCTTTTTCATTTGTTCCTTACCTTATCATTTGAGCTTAAAACACCCTCTAATAAATCTGATTGTACACCAAAGTCTTTAGCCATACTAACTAAAGCGCTTGTATCTTTAGGTAAACACTTTCCACCAAACCCTCTATTATCTTTAAACACGGCGGTATGCATTGGATTAATTCTTGGGTCTGATAACCATAACTCTCTAGCTTGATTCCAATCTACGTCAGCTGACTCACAGATATCATATAACTCATTACAAAATGCTACCTTAGTTGCGTAGAATGCATTCTCCATATATTTAGCCATCTCAGCTGTTTTAGCATCACTTATATTATATTTTTTACAAGGGCCAACAACAGGTAAAATTAGGTCAATCGCATCACTACATACTCTCTCATCACCACCAAAAGTAAAAAACGGAGTCTCTTTCATATCAGTATGGAAAAGATAGGGACTCCAATATGTTGATTCTCCAGCGTACTCAGGTGAAAATACTATTCTCTTATTGTATTTTTTCACTAACCTATCTGTCGTACCAACTGAAATGGTGGATTTTATCACTATGAAATCTGTTTCAATCCAACTAACAACTTCCTCAACGAGAGAGGTATCACAACTTCCATCCTCACTCCTTGGAGTTGGTACACAAACAAAAGCTGCCTCACAATCATTTACCTCTTCTTTACTAACATCATAACCTGCTGGTGGGTCATATATCTCTAATTCATAATGAGCCTCAAAAAATTTACTCATCGCCTTACCTACATAACCATGACCTATAATAGCTATTTTTTTCATTATTTTTTACCCTTGTGTGGTTTAGTGTCTCTAATAAAATAATCATTGTTTCTTGAATCACCATCCATATAATTAAACTTAAGATTGTTTTTCCAAGCCACATAATTAAAACTTAGTTGGTCTCTCTTACTTCCGTATTTTATTTCAGTCCACCAATCTTCCATCACCTTCATACAATCAGATTCATTGTGTCTTCTCAATATAACCATGCCTGTAATTAAACCATTACTTGTTGGAAATCCCTCATGAGCATATCTATCCATTTGTTTTTTTATAATCTTTGGGTTATCCTTATAATTTAACATTCCTCTTTCTGGTGTTGCTTTCATATTTCTTTCACCCAAAGAAAATATTGTTTTAGCCTCTTCATATGCACAATTACGAGCATCTAACGAGTTATTGTTATGACTATAAAAAGCAACGTTAGCATCACTCAGATATTTATCAATCAGTTCGTCAATATTTCCAACCACTTTCATATTACCATCAATAAAAATACTATACTCATAATCCACACCAAAACATCTATGAGGTAAAACTTTGAACTTTTTTGCATTTCTATTGTTATCGGAATAAAACTTTACACTATTAGTCTCATCAAAACATTTCCATTCCCATCCCTCTGGTAACTGCTGTTCTTGTTTATCATCATAATCACCAAAAATTGAAGTATAGACTACACGACCTGACATATAATGCCCTCTCTATCTTTTAATACTTTGTTTTGTGTTGTTGGATAATATGCTCCTTTATAGTGTCCAACTTTTTCAATAATTTTTAATTTGCTATCATCAATATATTCATCAACTGCTTTTTTTATTTCTGGAAATAAACCATAGTCATCAAAGATTAAATAACCACCTGATTTTAGTAATGATAAAGAGTTATTAATATCACTTTTCACATGATTATAATCGTGAACGCAATCAATAAAGACAGCGTCTATTTCTTCAAAGTTCCATCTATCTTCATAAACATCCATCACAACATAATCTATATTATCCTTATCACCATTTATCTTTTGTGATTCTAAATGTCTAAATTCTAAATTATCAACAGCTATAACTTTTTTAAAAAGATGACTTAATAATTTAGTGGAGTGTCCAAGTGAAGAACCAATCTCTAATATTTTTAAGTCCTCACTTTTTCCCTTAAAGTAATCATAGAAGTCTGCTTTAAATTTTAAACTTGTTGTTGTTTTTGATTCAGTTTTATCAGGTAGACCTTTTAATAATAATCTCTTCTCTTCATTAGTAATTAAATTTTCGTTATCTACAAAGTTATGAGCTATTGGAAATTGTCTTTGTATAGTGTGTGTAGGATTGTATCTGGCACATAATTGTGAGGTTCCAACCTGATTACCAACGTTATATTTAGCCTGTGATTTTATATAAAGTTGTATTCTAATTGGGACGTGTCTTAAATCCATCGCTTTGTAAACATCGTGAAATGATGTTTGTTCAATCGGTCTTTCCGTCCAATAGAAATGAGGTATACCTTCATCTATAACTTGTCTCATCTCTTTATCCATTGTGTAATCGTATCTATCTGATATTAATAAACAAGCAAACTCTAAATTAGCTGTATACTGAGCTATCACTTCCTCACCTAAAGCTTTTTCTTCCTCTGAAAAATATAACTCTGGCATACAATCTTTCATTTCACTTTCCTCAAACTGCCAGAACTTTAACATCTGTTTTATCATTGATATATTTGGTTCATCTAAATTGTATACTCTGTAGTGGTCGTGGTATATATCACCCTCAAAACTATCAATAAAACCATCAACATAGGGATTATTAGAAAAAATAGTTTCAACATGAGCATAAGGATTTGACCAACTATCCCAATCATCGGTAGCCCCAAATAAATTTTCGAGTAACTTTGGTGATGGTACATAGACCTTACAATCTTCATACTTTTCTTTTAATAATCTTGGCATTGCGGATATAACACCCCAATCTCCAAGACCATGACAACTACGCATGACTATGAAATTTCTACCCTCTAAATACTCATCTGGTACCCTAACTCCATCTTGTTCATTGAAGCCAAGTTTTGTTACTTCTTCTACAGGATAAACATCATTATCTAATATTCTCCAAAAAATCATATTATTGACTCATATAGTGCATTTTGTTTTTCTTGTTTATCTATTGTCTTAGGATGATATAGACTTAGAGTTTCATTTGGTGGCAAATGTGAATAGGTGTTAGCACCTGAAATAATTTCATGAACTGGTTTAATCCATTTTATATCTTTATCTCTTTTAAATATTCTTGCTTGATAATCAGGATAATTTACCCAACCATTTTCTGTAACTCTCCATCCCCATTTTTGTATGTGACTCTCAGTTAAGCCATCAACCGTGTTTATTCTTGGAACCCAAATCAAATCTATATCGTTTGCTTCTAAGATAGGTTTCATGTGTAGTAACAAAGCATCACTTGGATACTCGTCGGCGTCAATATGAAATATATAATCACCTGTAGATTTTTCTATAACTGAATTTTTATGAGCTGCGAAGTCATTTTCAAGTTTTCTATTATATACTATGATGTCTTTCTTTTTATCAATATCATCACTTCCATATTGTTGAACCCAACTCATAATAACTTCTTGTACTTTTTCATCGTTACCATCAACACAAATAACTATCTCATCTTCTACATCTGTTTTGTGTATTAGAGTTTCTAATAACCTATTTAATTCATCAGCCTCATTGTGGACTGTTATACCATAACTAATCTTCACTTAATTCCTCATCTGATATTATCGCTTCTATAACATTTTTTGGTAATTCAATTGGTTCAAGAAACACTTGTGATTTTTTAGCTTTCATATAATCGTATGTTCGATATACGCTATTTGCTTTTAAAAATCTTTCTATTTTAATATACACGTCTCTTCTAACACCGAGTCGTTGAGTATTTGGTATGTCTAACCTAAAAATATCATCACTACCCTCTACTAATTTTATTTCACCAATTGTTTCTAATATTGTTACTAGCATAGGTTGACTTCGTATTGTCCTAATAGTTCCTTTTTCTTCTAATTTCAATCCAACCAAATGAAGTGATTTACTGCCATCTTTCTTTCTGAAAGGTAATTGAACATTTAAAACTAAAAGAGTATTTAGGTTTTGGTTATACCTAAAAGATATAATATCACCAGCTTTTACTTTTCCCCAAGCGTATACTTGTTTAGGCATTAGTTAAATACTCTTTTGGTCATACCCAATTCATCACAAGCAGATAAGAAATCAAACTTATGAAATGATTTAGCATTTTCTACATCTAATCTCTGAACGTGACCATCGTAGTTTTTTCTTTCTTCCTCAGGTATAGTAACAACCTTTGCATACTTCCACTCATATATTTCAGCTGAACCCTCAGGATAAATCATACCCATCTGTCCCATGTTTATCACAGATAATAGCCAAACTATATTTCTTTCTTTATCTTCGTATACCGTATCTTGAACTAACTTTGGTGATTTTTTAATGTTATTTAAAACACTTAGACTACCGATTTCATACCTTGAATCACTCATATAACCACATTTAAAACAAAGATAAGAACTATATTCCTCTTGTTTTTCTTCAAAACATTTTTTTGTGCTATAACAAATTGGGCAATTTATTTTTATTTCCATTATACTCTCTTTAGTTTTGGTAATTCTATTTTTGGTTTAACTTTCTGTCCTACTTTTTTCAACTTTGGTAGCTTTAATTCAACCTCTTTTGGAAAATCAGGAACATAGTTATCTAGTATTTTACCAAGTTCTTTTGTCATCCTTTTTAAAGAAAACAATGATTCATTTACTTTACCTAACTTCATGGAATTAGATGTATATTTTTTGTAATTTTTATATACGTCTTTCATATAAGATGATGCTTCTTGATAATCAGCAGTAAACCATTGCGTTCCATCAACATGCATCTTTTCTGGAAGAGCTGATTTTGGTACGTCGGTCATCCTACCTGAAACTAATACGCTTGAATTTGAATTCAAGAAGTCTAATTGTCCACTCCATGATGAAGCTATGATTGGTTTACCTGATATTGAAGCTTCTAACAATGGTCTACCAAATCCTTCACCATGTGTTAAGTTAACGTGTGCTTTTACTTTTGGATGATTATACAATTCATTTATTTCTTCGTCTTGTAAGTCTCCATGTAATAAATATACGTTAGGTAAATCTCCACTAATAGAATTTCTAATATCTCTAATTTTTTTGAGAATTTCCTCTCTATCTAAAACAGAGAATCCAGCACCACTTGTCTTTAGTATTAAGCCAGGTTTAACTTTTTGGTTCTTAAAAGTCTCTAAGAAAACTTTCACTAACATACCTGTATCTTTTCTATCTTCACCCAATCCACCTTGTAACCAATGTCCTACATAGAGAAAGTTAAATGATTCATTTATAGATTTCATTTCATCAACAAGCTCTTTACTAAACTCTTTAGTCTTTTTGTAAACTGTATTATCAACACCCTCAAACAAAACTTCCATGGGTTTATCTAATTTTAATACGCCTTTTAGCTCTTGTGTTTTTTCATCCTTTATATCAAAATTTATGTTTCGTAGGGTATTAGAAACAAACGTTGATGGAACAATATTCATATCCATCTTATTTAATCCCTGCATCCATTCAGGTGGTACAATCGTGCATTCTAAACCTGCCGTAATACCTATATTGTATTTACCAATTGGACTAAATTCATTTGGAACTACGATATGAATATGTATATCAGGCTGATTAGGTAGTTGTGGAGTCTGTAACAATCTATCTATTATTGGTTTATCCCTTTCAGAAGATTTATCTAAAGCATTTAACGGAGTGGTTCCCCAACGTACGTTCCAAATCTTAACGTCATATTTATCTAACTCAATTAAGGAACGAACTATATCTCTCGCGTGTGCTCCATAACCACTTCTTGTTGCTACAGGCGCTGTTACTAATAATACTGGCTTACTCATTATAACCTCTATGCTTTAAAAATGGTAAATCTTTTTCTTGGCTTCCACTCAGAAAAAACTTTATCCATTTGTTCTATAAAATTGTCAGACATCATTTTGGAAGTCATCATAACATCCTCACGTTTTACGTAATCATGTCCTTTCATTCCACACTCTCTTCTTTTTTCTTCATCCATCATATACCATTCGTATATGTTATCACCAACATCATCCCATCTACATCTATCGTCAAAAATATATGGTGTGGGAGGTGAACCTTGCAAACATCTATTTGATGGCCAAACAGGTTTAACCCAATCACCCCAAGTTAACTCTTCATTGTGAGCCCATTTTCTATCATCATGTAATGACTTTATTTCATTATAATCATCAGATGTAATATGTTTACCATTAAGTTTAAAACCACATTGGTCTTGTAATCCACCTGTAACATTAACAACGATTGGTGTACCAGCAATTAATGATTCTGCTGTACCCAATCCAAATCCCTCATTAGAAGCCATATTAACCGTAACATCAGCCATATTATAAAGATAGTTTAATTTATCTGCATCTAATTTTTTTGAACTAAAGTATACTTTACAATCTGGTGCCACTGCTTTGGCTACTGCTGGTAAATCTGTACCATTATCATCTACTGGCTGAGTATGCATTAACAATGCACATTTATCAGCTTCTTCTTTTGGTAACATATCACAAAAATATTTAAATGCCATTATTACATCACCTGGTAATTTACGACGGATATTTCTGTTATTGTAAAACACAATAAATTCCACATTTTCATCAGTTAATTGTTTTTTCATTTCCAACACACTATTATACTCATCATCAAATATTGATATTGGTTTAAAATATTTTTCACTTATACCATGTGGTAAGTATGTGCAATCAGTTTTTGTACGTGGTTTATTCTTTGCAACTTCATTTACAATCGCTACTGTTTGTTTTGATATATTCATAATCAAGTCAGAACATTCATAAAAGTTTTCATTGTATTGTGGAGCTGGCCAATCGTCCCAAATATTGTAATAGAATATTGGAATCTCTTGTCTTATCTCATGTTCCATATCGTATAACCATCTCCAAAACCTTGGGTCGGTGTAGTGTAAGATAGCATCTGGCTGTTCTAAATCCATAATCTGTCTTAACAAATCAGGATTACCATATCCGCTGGTTGGATAGATTGTTAATGATGCATCTTCAACGCCAGTCTCTTCTCTTGAGACTTGATTCATATCAACCCTCTTACCATTCTCAGGATGTTTTATAGCTCCACCTATTTGAGCCCAATCATAATGATTTATTGTGCCTAAAACAAATTCTTTTGACATTGTACCGACACCACTTGACATTCTTAAATCATCTGAAAGTAATAATATTTTTTTCTTAGACATATAACCTCTAACCTTTTAAAACTGTTTTGTTTGGCCCCACTTCAGCTTCAAAGTAATCCAACATTTCTAACTTATCTGCGTAGTCAGCCATTTTGCTTATCTCTTTCTCCATCTCATCCATCAAGTCTCCATGCTCACCGATACCCACAGAATTACACATAATACTTTCTACGTTTACACGGTGTTTTTCAATATTCGCTTTAAAATTTAATCTTAAAGCATTTATAAAGTCTTCTCTCATATTGCTCATAATCTACTCCCACTTGGTATTAAGTTGTTATAAGAATTTATTTTATTTTTAAAATCAGAATCAAGCACATATAAATCCATTGAACGATTTACTAATTTTTGTAACGTAAATTCGCTTTCAACCGTGCTTGTCTTGAAATTTTTATATAATTCTTTCAATATTTTTACTGATGTTAGTTTGTAATTCATAATAAAACCTCTGTATATACATATATAAATATATACTAACTCATTATTTTAATCAACTTTTTTTTCTTAACTGCATATTCTAAAGTTGAACTGGTACCTCTTGTGACTTGACCCTCTGGCATGAAAGCTACTATAATATCTGAATACTCAGCGAGTTGTTTATTTCTTTTAATATAATTCGAAACATAATATGTTTTTTTATACTCGGTCGCTGGTAAAACACAATGCATATTCCAATTATAATGCGCTGGTGGAAACTCCTTATAATTCATATCAAACTCTAAAGCATATTTTTTTGCATATCCATCAGCACCTTGTGGTTGACCACCACTAACAATCACAACGTCATCCTTATACTTTTCCTTTAAATTATAAATAAAGTCTTTTATTTTTTTATTATTTGTATAGACCCTACTACCGATTATTGCTATTTTAGTCTTCATAATCATTTCTTTTCTGTGGTTTCATTGTATGAGTTGAGGTTGTAAATTTAGCCACGTCATACAAATCTGATAGTATATGTGGTATCGTTTCAATATACTTATATTTTGATTGGAATCTAACGTTGGAATGATATCCTATATCATGTGGTGCTATATCAAAGAAAATGAATTCGTTAGCAGATAGATTTGCATCATTTTTAATTATTGTTTTGATTGATAAATTATCTTTCCACCTTTCATAAAAACTTTTTAGGTCAACGTCTTGATTGTCAATCCAAAAATACAAAACAAACTTTATTCTTAAGCTTTGCTCTATATCTTTTATCTTCTCCATGATTACGTTTTCTAAATCTGTGTTTATAAAATCAGAAAGTTTTAATCTAATGTTAGCAACTCTAGTCATTATTTTACTCCTACGTCACAATGTTCTGTTTGATTAAATTCACAGAATCTACAATTTTTCTTTGATGGATTTTTCATATAATCTCTCTCAACATTGTGCTCATCACCTATGAAACATTCTTCTACAAATCTGTTTACATTGTTAACTACTTTGTTTATGCTTGGTTTACCATTGGCTGGTATAAAGGTTTGTACCCTACGTTGTGGAAAATCTAACTTCTCGTATAGTTTTCTTTTTACGATAAAATATTCTACATCTATTTTATCTAATGGAACCTCATTCTGAGCGCCCCAAAAATTCTTATATAATAATAATTGGTCTGTTTTATTCTTATCAGCTTTCTGATACTTATTCCAACCCATTGTTGAGGTCTTAATATCTATAATCTTATATCTATCTCTCACCTTATCATGAATCAATACATCAATATAACCAATGAACTTAATACCATCATCCATCACATAGTCTATTGGAACCTCTATGCCAACTAACTCATAACCTTTTTTACTAAAATACATACCACGTTTCTTTTTGAACCATTCTAATATTAGAAGTCCATGTTGATAAAACTCTTCCATATCATGTTGTTCTACAAAAACCTCTCCACCATTTCTACCCATGATTTGTGAGTAATTAGTTTTCATCCTTTTTAATAACATCTCTTGTAGGGGTAGAGCATCAGCCATTTTGACCGTGTCTTCATACATTACAGTTAAGTAGGTTTGTAAGACTTCATGCATGGAAGTCCCAAACAAAGTATGTATATTATCTGTAAATTTACTTAACTTGTCTACGTAGTTAAGCTTCCACTTGTAAGGACATACATCCCATTGACTATACTGACTATAACTTATTCGTTTCATTTTCCCCACTTACCACGACCAACTAACGTAGCTATGATTCCATAATTTGAAACATCAAGATAAGCATCTTCTAATGGTTCATCTTGTACGGCTGATTCTTTATTTCCCATTAACAATGTTTTCATCCTTTGTAGCTTATCATTCATACGAAACCATAAGCCTGTTAATGATAATTTTACTTCTTCAGGTGTTTGTAGGTTTGTACCTACTGAAATATTACCAGGACCATAATCGTGTTGTTTATGTAAGAATAATTCATATTGTTCTTTTTGAATCTTCTTGAACTCGGTGGTCATCTCTGGCCACTCTTCTTCCATCTTTTGAATAACATCATACTCCTCTGATTTTACACGAGGACTATCTTTTATAACCTTTTCCATATATTTCTCCTAATTTACATAACTGAATATACGAATAAAATCGTATATAAGTCAAGTATTTTTTTAGCCATTTCCAGCGGTATATCCGCCTACACTACCTAATACATTTAATCCAGCTTTTTCTATTTTCTTTGGTTCAACTCCGTATTTTTTACAAAGCTCTGCTAACTCAAGCATACCGCCCTCTGTTAACATATACATTTCAACAGCGTCATAGGCTTCTTTCCTACTATTCTTCATATGTAATGATACTAAATTAATTAACCATTGTGGATGTTCCATTCGTTTTTCTCCCTTAATATATTTTAACCATTGTTTACCCTTTGGTAAAACATTGGCGTATAATTTGTACAAATCTTTTGACTCCAAATTATACTTTTGTAATTCATTTACTAATTCAACCCATTCCATCTTCATTGATAGGAATCTATGAACCATATAATTAGACCAAGTTTTTTTATCTTCGTCTGAAATCTCTTCCCAATAATTAGGACTTTGAACCGCTGTTATCTGTTTTATGTGGTCGAATAGACTCTTCTTTTTTACCGAATATTTTTTCATATCTTTTTTCCCACTCTTCATAACTTATACCTCTTCGTAGCCCATCACCTTTACCAGCTTCAGAGTATCTATCCTTTTTTGACATTTGATTGTACACTCTCACTTACACCTGAACCATCTAAAAACCCATCAGCTACCTTACCACAATTACCACAACTATAAACTTGAACGGGTATTAATGATTCTTGACCATTTGGTGAAACTAAGGCTGATAACTTTTTTAATATGAATGATGTTATAAATAAATAGTTACCACAATCACCACATTTAATAGTTTCAGCTTGTTTTAAATCAACTTGTACTTGTTGTTTTTGTTTTTGTATTCTACCTTGTGGGTGCATACTCATTTTATTACTCCTAATAATTCAATTAACATAGCCATAGCATTGATTTCTTTATCAACTACTTGACCATCTGAAAGTTCATACCTTGCTATAATCAGAATACACTCAGCCACATGACCTTTACCATAACCATCAACCTCATCATATAATAATCTGAATAGGTCTGCGAAGTCTGTCACTGTATTGTCAGCCAAAAGTTTTCTTATTTCTACAAAAGCGTCTTTCTTATTTTTTGTTTCTAAAATTCTTAATAACTTTAATTTATAATCATTCTGTATAATACTTGTGGTATCAAGTTTTAATTTACCATTTACAACATTTCTTTGTGCAGCGTTTATTACTCTTCTAATATCAGGATAACTACTTTCAACCAAAATCTTTATATCCTCAGGTGAATCTATCACATTTTCTTGAATAAGAATATTATGTAAGTGTTTAGCAACTTCACTTTTACTTGGTGGTATAATCTGAAATGATTGACACCGACTCTGAATTGGGTCGATAATTCTTTCTACATAATTACAAGTCAATATGAACCTACAATGTTTTGAGAATGTCTCCATTAGATTACGAAGTGCAGCTTGTGCATTTGGTGTAATATAATCACACTCATCCAAGATAATAACTTTCATATCTTTAAAACCTACTGTTGAAGCAAAGTTCTTTACTTTTGTTCTAACAGTATCAACGTTGTTTTCATCACTAGCATTAATGTATAAATAATCACACTCTATATTATTAACCAATAGTTTGGCAAGCGTAGTTTTACCTGTTCCTGCTTTACCATAAAGTAATAAATGTGGTAGGTCACCACTTTTTAAATAATTTTCCACCTTAGATTTTAAATGGTCATTACCGATATAATTATCTAATGTATTTGGTCGATACTTTTCAACCCATAATGAATTACTCATAAAACCCTTTTTTCTCTTTTACTTTGTGTTTTGTGATTTCTATTTTGATATCGCCAACTTTTGGATAAGTCAGCTTCTGATACTTCAACTTATTTATAAATAGTTTGTTTTCTTTCTTATTACCAAGAAAAAATACATATCTGTGTTTTTCAAGTTCTCTCATTCTCCAAAACGTGTGACCAATAGCCTTACCTAACTTTTCTATATTGTGACTACCGAACCTTGAAAATACCGTACGACTATGTATCCATTCATATGGTTCTTCGGTTAGTGATACAGAATAGTTTGGCATAAGATTCAGTCCCTCACCTTGATATAACCAATTCGTTGCCTGATATATACTACCATTATGTTTTACCGTTGGGTCTGCATATGATATTAAAACTTTGATATCTTTTGCATTTTGTTTCAGCCACTTAAACGATTGTGATATTGAAAAGGATTCAATATTTTTTCCATAACCATCATGAATGAAAAGCCTTGTTAGTTCTAAAATATTATTAGTCCCTAGCATCTTTTCATCGGTAAAGATTGAACCGACAACACTTCTACCCACAGGATAACCATAACTCATACAACCGATTAACTCTTCATCAATATCATCAAAGAACTTATGTTGTGTATCTTTTTGATAGAAGATACCTAAAGCAAATCTACAAGAAGAAAATGAATGAGTATAATGATTCTTCTTAATCATTTTCTTTGCTGTTGCTTTAGGTATTTCTCTTATCGATACCTTACTTGTATCACAAGTTTTAGTCACTTGTACTCTTTGCAACTAAGTAATATGTAGCTGAGTATTTATCTATTTCAAAAGTAATCTTAGATAATCCCTCACTACTAACGAATAAAGTTGCACTTTCACATTCTTTATTTGCAGAAAGGACTTCTTTGAAAAGATTAGCATCAAATGATGTGTTTGGTATCACACTATCCTTGTTAGTAGTAACAGGAATGGTCACTCTATTCGTATTTACAGAAGCGTATCCTATAACTAACTTTGTGCTAGTCCCATCAGTAATAACAGTAAAATGTTCTTCCTCAGACAAAGCACTTTTACCTGATATAAATTTATTAATTAGAGCTGGCGTCACGTCTATCTCTAATTCAAACTCTGGTACTTGCTTCATTTGTGGTGGTGCATTTATAACCGTTGTATCACTTAACATATAATTTACAGCTGACGTAGAGTCATTCACTTTTAGTGATATTGCTTTATCACCAGCCTTTGTTAAGTTTACTCTGATATCCTCATCTAGCACAGACAACAACTTTAATAGTTGGTCTGTAGAGTAGATACCTATTTCAGATGTTTCGAAATCCCAATCATCCATTTTTACCTCACCTAATAGATTCTTATCGCCTGAGATAAACCTACATGATAATTGCTTTCTATCTGAACTACTATTTAATATAACTGAGTTGACAGTTCCATTTAGATAATACTTACCTATAAAACTAACCAATTTACTTTTATTCATTTTATTCTCCTATTAAAAAAAACGTTCCATTGTTTTTGATGCATCCGTGGGTTCGTCCCAACCCAACGCTTCGTATAGCATCATAATTTTTTTGTGTAGTGCTTGTTTATATAACTTATCAGGATTTATAAATTGTCTTATAAACTCTAATATCTTTGGTGGGTCTTCGTGTCCTTTGTAAGCCATTGTCTCTATACCTATCGGATTGTTTTTTAAATATACCCACTTAATTTTTTCACCATCAAATATTTCTGTAAATCTTTTTGAAATCTTCATATGCGTTAATATATCATTATAGAATAAAGCTGACTTAACATGAACTGGTGTTCCTTTTGCGTATGAACTGAACAATCCACCATCGGTTCTATATTTTTTTATTCCCTTTACGCTTGTTGGAACTGCTATCTTATCAAACTCCATCAGCTTCATACTTTCTCTAAAATTTATAATAAATTTGTCTAGCTTATCCTTTGGGACATCCATTAATATATCCTCTAACAACTTACTTAACATTGTTCTCATCGCTACAGGAAAACTACTACGAACTGTATCTAATCCCTTTACCATCATCTTATCAACTTTTTTACCATTGTCGTTGATAATCTTTAATCCATATCTTTTCTTTGTTACGAATAAGCCACTTTTTGCAATAACCTCTTGTTTGATATCGAATCTATGTTCTGTTAAATTACAAAACTTCATAGCAAAGTAGTCATAACTTTTATTTAAATATGTTTGCATCTCATCGGCTATCTCAAGAATAGACTTTGACATTTTATCTTCATCATTTACATCTACATCAGGAAATCTTTTCTTCACTAATGGTGTTGCAGAATAGAACACCGAATCCGTGTCTATATAAATACAATGATTTTCGTTGTCATTCAATATTTTATTGTAATATGAATTACCAATCTTTTTAGTAAACTTAATCAAGGTTTGACCTGTGTAGGTTGTAGCCTCTGCGTTATCCAAATCATAAAAACGAAACACGGGTAATCCTAATACACCATACAAACTATTTAACAGAACTTTCTGTAGGTATTGTCTTCTATCAAAATAGTCTGATTGTTCCCTATCACCCTCTTCATGAAACTTCTTTGATAACTTGCGATACTCTACCCTTTCATCAAACCACTTTCTTAGAAGAGCAGGTAGTAGTCCATCTTTATCCGTTCTATACATTACACCATTAGTAGCTACACCAATCTCTTTACCATCTAAAAACTTTTTTAATTCTTTTTCTGTAAACTTACCCATCCCCTTATCATCTTTAGTTATGGTATAAGTTTTTCTGTGATTATCTTTTAGAAACTCTTCTGGCGACCAACCCTCAATCTTTCCTATTTTAGTCTCAGGTGATATATTCAAAGACATAATACAAGACGGATACATACTCGTGATATCTAAATCATAAACCCACTCATGCTTACCCTTGATTGGGTCTTGTACATATGCCCCAGCGAATTTATCATTACCAAATTTTTTAGGTCGTGGTGGTTTGTTAGGTGCCACGATACCGTTCTTCTTTAGATAAGCTAATATTGCACCCTCTAAATAACGAGAAGACATGAATACATCCTCATAAGGACAATGTCCCAAGTGTGCTATACCTCTACCTATGTCTATAAAGTTAAGTTTGTCATCAAGTTTTTGTACCAACTTTACGTCTTGTAAGTTATACTGAACAAACTTATCTATATCATTCTCATACAAATCATTTAGTGTTCCCTCATACGCAACCTTTTTCTCACCGACTTCATACTCACCAATTGCGTCCAAACGATATGATGCTCTTTGACTAAATGTAAATGTTTTATATAGTGCTAGATAATCTAAAACACTAACACCAGCTATCTTATATCTTTTACTGAAATCACTCCATTGAACTTGACCGATTGGTGATAACAAATTGGCTATATCTTTACCAACCACTTGTTGAGCCCTATTATAAAGATAGTTTACATCAAAGAACTCGACGTTCCAACCTGTTAGTATTGTTGGTTGTATCTCCATATACTTTTTGAAGAAAGCATTTAATAAATCATATTCATCATAAAATGAAACAATGATGTCACCATCTTTTTTGGTTCGTGATTCACCAAGTCCAAGTTTATCTTTTGTATCTAAGACATAACAATAATATTCTTCTGTGAGTGGGTCATTGAATGCTATTGATGTGATTGTATTTTCTGCTCTCTTTGGGTCAGGAAAACCATCGGTAACTTCTACCTCAATATCAAATATCATAACCTTGTTGCCTACTGATGGTTCGTCTGAATCTGTGTAGTTATCCACCAACACCCTAATTTCAGGAGAAACATCGGACTCAAATAATTCTGGTTGGTCTTTGTCCCACTTATTTATTTTCTTTAGTCTGTCTCCATACAACGATACAAATGTGCCAGTCCTATTTTTTACATAAGCATATTTTTTGTAATTGAACGTGAGATAACCAGCTTTATCATCCCACACATGCATTTTATTTAAACGTCTATCGTAGTAAATGTTTTGATACAACTATATAATTTCCCAATTTATCATGACAGAATATACGAAATAAAACCTATACTTGTCAAGTGTTTTTTTATAATAATTCAATAATTTTTTGTACGGTATTATCATCCGTTTTAATTGTATGATAATCTATATTATTATCATCTAATGTTTTGATACAATGTTTATCTATTTTGATTGAATCCTCTAAGTTCTGAAATCTCTCAGCGTCATTATGATTTGCTTCTGGTCGTTCCAACATTACATTTATATTATCATAATTGTTATGTAGGTCTAAAACCATTTGATTAAAGGCTTCTGAATAAAACTCGGCTGGATAACCTTTACTATACCATGTCTTATATATTAATGAGAATAAGACTGGTGAATCTACAACTATGTAATCAACCTTACCATAACATTCAGCTATTCCCCTATGTTGATTAGCACATACGTAAAGCTGGTCTTTTATCGCTGGTAGGTTGTTATCCCATGCTAGTCTCTTTGGAAACTCGTATGGATTATTACAACTTATATGTTTTCTTTTGAGTTCGTAAAAAACCCCTGCTGCTATAGAGGACTTTCCGATACCTGGCCCTCCGAATAAATTTATTAATTTGCTCATAGTGATTGATATAAGCTGAATAAGTAACCACAAAATCCTACTATGTTAAGTAAGGATAAATTATATTGTTTGGTTTTTTGAGTTTGAATAGTAAGTAGAGCTAAACCAATTAACATCCCTATCTTTCCTATATGTGAATTTATAAAATAAGGTGATAACATCATAATGGCTGTACCAAGATATATCACTCCATATTTATATAATTTTTCGTTCATTTAATACTCCGTAAAAAGGGGGGAAATTAATCCCCCCTAAAATTACTTAGAAATTTACAACTATACCAATGTTAGCATAACGTGGTGTTCCTAAGAATACCTCTGCGTTATGTGGTAGGTGAAGTTTATCACCGAAACCATTGTATTGTGAATTGTCAACTGCGTCTTGTACATAAACTGCGTCAAGAGCGTTGAAAATGTGACCAGTTAGACTCATATCAAGACCACCAACTTTTGGTAGTTTGTATGAACCATGTAGGTCTAAACGATTGTACTTTGGTGCCATCCATACTTGGTCTCTATCAGCATCAGCATCACTTCCATCATACTCACGTGCATTTGGACTCCAATCAGCGTAGTTCTTATCGTACATCTTAAAGATACCTTGTAGTCTAAGACCCTTGATTGGTGTAAGTGTTGCACCCATGACATAAGCTGTCTGAGGCATATCACCCACGAATAATCCATTAAGTGCATAAGAGTAAGGTGTGGTCTTTAGACCGATTACCTGACCTGCATCATTGTACTCATTCTCTTGATAGTTACCTTTTGCATCTCCATCAAACTTCCACTTACCAAATGATACTGCTCCGTCTAAACGAATCATGTCATTAAGTTTCATTGAAGCTTCAATCTCAAGACCTTGGTGTTTCTGATTGATACCACTCAAGAAAATCACGTCAGTATCACCTGAGTCACCTTGACCTGTTGTTACAGATTTAGTTTGGTTTCTATCCATCCAATCAGTATTGTAAGCACTCACTTTAACTGCTACATTCTCAGTATTGAAGTTTACACCAGCTTCTGAACTGATGAACTTTTCGTTAGATGGGTCTGAAGCGACTGTACCATCAAAGTAGATTACGTTATCCATGATAGGTGGTTTCTGAACGTAGCCTGTGTTAGCAAATACACTAACATTATCATCTACGTCATACATAGCTCCACCCTTAACTTGGAAAGTTGAGATAGCATCTGCTGTAATCACTTCATCAGCAACTGTAAAGTGGTCTTGGTAAGAATACTTGATACTTGAAACTCCACCCATACCATAAACATTTAGTTTATCTTTAGTGTAGTTACCTTGTAAGAATCCACCAATCCAATCGACTGTAGTGTGATTGTGATAAGCGATGATGTCACCTAAACCGACCTTTTTACCATCAGGTGCATTATCATCAGCATAGTCTACATAGTAGTCACCGCCAAGTAAGTCACGAACTTCACGAGCGTGTTCTATACCTGCAGTTCTCCAATCTAAACCAAGTTGAATCTCAAGTTCGTCACTAACTTCATAGTTAAGTTTTGAAATCAAACCATAAGTATCTTGACGATTGATTGAGTTACGAAGAATACCCTTTGAACGATTCATTGTCGCATCAAAGTTAGCATCAACGTTGTTTGAATTGGTTGCAATAGCTGCATCCCAATCCCAACCCCATGGTGAACTTCTATACCACCTTTCACCATCTACAGCTGGTTTTCTAAATGATGAACCGTATGTACCAGTTCCACCACCTGAACCACCACTCCAATACAATACTGAACTTAGTCTTGTCTTTTCGTTGATAGTCATAAAGTGGTTTAGGTTTACTAATGGCTTATGAAAGAAGTTTTCTCTTTCATTTAAGAAACCAGAGTTATATCTGTCTTGATTTCCACCACCAAATAGTCCACCAACTCCATACATATACCAATATTGTTTACCTGTATAGTCTGAACTTACAGGAGCCCAATTCTGATTAAATGTACGACCACCTTCTGTTTGGAACTTAGCACCGTCAGCAAAAGCATTGACATCATATCCATCGACATCACCAGCTAACTCTTGTGAGTAAGTAGCGATATTCTGTTTGTACAGATTTTGACCGTGACGTTGTGGAGCGCCAATTGCATATAATTCAAATCTATTGTTTTCATTCATCTGAAAACTAGAACCTAAATAATAAGCCCATGCGTCTGTCCAAGTAGCGTCGATGATACCATCACCAGTCTTACGAACCAAAGTTCCACTCAATGCTAACTTGTCTCCCATCATCAAACCAGTATTGTAGTTAAAAGTAGTTTTCAAGAAATTACCTGCACCACCTTCTTGTTTGAATTTACCACCTTTTTCAGCTCCAGCTGGATTTGTTATGATGTTCATAGTTCCACCAATTGATGGTGTAGCTAAATTAACAGCCGATAGACCTCTTTGTAACTGAATAGAGTTAGCTGCATCTGCTACTCCGTCCCAATTACTCCAATAAACCCATCCGTTCTCCATATCATTTTGGGGAACACCGTTAATCATAACTGCTACGTTTCTTTGATTGAATCCACGAACATTGATACGAGCATCACCCGCACCACCACCTTGTTGTGTTGCATATACACTTGGTGTAGTATTTAGAGCCATTGGAATATCTTGTGACCCAAGACGAACTTCTAACTCTTCTTTACTTACAGTTGTGTAAGCAACAGGTGTTTTATCATCAGCCCTTGAAGCCAAAACCTCAACGTCTGATAATTCAATCACGTTTAGTGGAAGAACAAAAGCCATCATTAAATCTGTATCTGCTTCTGTTACTTTCACGGTTTGTGATTGTGGTTTAAACCCAATTACCGTCGCTGTAATTGTGTAGTCACCAGCACCTAAATCAAGTACAAATGTACCAGTTTCATCTGAAATTGTACCTAATTCGGTTCCTACTACAACAATGTTAGCATTTGGTAAGGGGTCTCCTGCTTCTGATGTAACTTTTCCTGTTACCGATTGTGAAAACAACATTATCGGTGTGAGTAGAGTCATCATCATAGCAATTAGATTACGACTTTTCATATCGAATCTCCTTGTTATTGTTATGAACGACACATTTTTTCACAGGTGTGTCTACTGCCTGTCCGCTATTTGTATGTGAAATTTTAATTTGCATAGTCTTGGTCATCATTATCACCTGTAAGAGATGGTACTTCACAATTATCATTATTGCAGAACTTATCTATCTCTGCTTCTTCATTCTTGATTACTCCGAATGATAACTTACCGAGACCTTTAATTTGCTTTTCATACTCTTTCTCTTCTATGGATTCGTATGGCATTTGAGGATAAGCACCCCAATCATGTCTTGGTAATAATGAAATACCTTTTAGGTGATATTGAAAGTAGTTTAATACGTGAGGTATCTGTTCTCCCTCTGTCTGTGGGTCGAACGTCACTGTGCAACTAACTTGGTTATCAGCCCAATGTCTCTGCATAAAAGCTGCTATGTTAAATTGTTCCCAAATAGAGAGTTCTCCCGCCGTTCGTATTCCCTCACCTACATCTACTGGCACCTCTACAACCATTGTTGTGTCCTCTGAACCAAATGCTGGTTCAATCTTATAACCTGCTTTTTTTAGTGGTTCAATCAACTCTGAATGTTTTGATAATCTGATTCTTCTAATGTAGAATCGTGATTCAGGATAATGAAGACCTGGTGTAGCACCTGCTAAAAGAGATACCGTACCACTTGGTTTTACTGAGGTAGTCTTGATTGACTTTGGTACTGCAAACCAATCTGAATATTGTTTATCCCATTCTTGAATCGTATCATAACCACCCTCTAACCAATCTCTTAATTCATGGATACCACGTTTGGTAATAAATTGAGCGACACCACTTACTGAACAACCGATTCGTCTGTTTCTTAACATAACCCTATTTGTATCCGACCAATGAGTTCTACCAAGAGTTACCGTCTTAGCATACAGATATGCATATTTAAGGGTACGTTGATAATCCTCTAATGAATCATGATTGTTTGGAAATGTTTCTACAAGACAACATAGCTCATATGATTCTAATGATTGTTCTAAACAAGGATTACCACCCATAACTCTATGGTCTTTATTATCACCACCATTCTTCATCCTTGAGTAATGTCTCATGTTATCTAACCAAGCAAAACCTGGTTCACCATTATCTACAACTCTCTTAGAAACCTCTGTATAATCCATACCTAACTCTGCGAATATTGAGTTGTTTGATGTCCAACCATATTGGTCTCTATGTGGATTTACTTTGTAATTTTTTAAATCTAAGTATTCTTCGTTGTATGGGTCACCGAATACAATCTCTGCTGTTCTTCTTACATTACCAGCGACAACACATTTACCTATAAGATTCATTATGTCTACTATTGTTGTGATTGTTATTGGTTCTCCACTGTTCTTTTGTAATACTTCTCTGATATCTTCATGAACTTCCATTAAAGGTTCAGGCCCACTTGACACACCACCGAAGCCCTTGATTGGTTCACCTTCTGGTCTTACCTTTGAGTAATCAAACTCAACCATAGGTTGTCCATGAAAATAACTTTCTAATAGTAATTTCAAAGATTCTACCCAACCCTCACGAGTGTCTGGTATTACGTACGTAGTTTCTCTATCTTCATCAACGCCTTTAACGATAATTTCACCAGCACCCTTTGTATCAAATCCTACACCAACACCTAACATACTTGCATCCATTAAGAAACAAAATGGCTTTGAATAGTCTTCCTTTAGTGTTTTTGTTGATACGAAAGCACAATTGTTTAAAGCCGCATACAATCCTTTCTCTTCTGTAACGGCGGTTCCCATAGCCCATAAACCACGACCTGGTGGTAAGAACTTCATGTGAAATATTCTATCATACATCTCTTGAGCAGACTTCTGTGCTTGCCAGGCATTCCAACCTAACTGATGAGATTCGATATGATTTTTTTGCATTGTGTAGGTGCCTTCAACAACCCTTTGAACAGTTTCCCACCATCTCTCATTTTTTCCATTTTCTTTGATTCGTGAATAGGTTCTCATATAAACCAACTCACCTAATCCGTTAAAACCAAAAGGAGCCTTTTTCCTTTTATACTTGTCTATAAACTTTTCTGATAACTTAAAATTTTCCATTCAAAATACTCCTTGTAAACTCATTTTTGTAACAAAAATAAATATCATATATATAAGACTCTTTACTCAAATCCGTCAACATTTTTACCAAAATCTTTATATTTGTTAGCTAATTCTTTTCTTAAAAACTCTTCACTATTATTCATCTTACCTTGTGCCTCTTTACCAAACTGACTACTACCTTCGAACACTTGAATTTGACCTATGTTAGTATTTATGGTCGCTGGATATGTGATACCATCTATACCAAACCTATTTTTTATAACATGAAAACGACCTGTGTTAGCTATCTTATCTTCGACCTTACGACTCATACTCATAACAAAGTCAGCGGTCATGACCTTACTATAATCCTCAGCCACCTTATCTGCCCCAATAACATCCTCTTCTAATGCTGAACGATTAGCCTGTGATGCTGTCCATATCGGAATCTCCATCTCACCAGCCAAACCTCTTAGGTCTTCATAAATATTACCTATCGCATGTCTTTTTTCTTTAAAGTTACCTGTAGGCATTAGAATATCTGCATAATCAACCAAAGCCATATCAACCTTGATACCACTTAGTTCTATCTGTTTTAGGTGTGAACCTATTGTTTGTACTGTAGCTGATTTTGTTGGGAAATATTTTATTAATAACTTACCATTTAACTTCTTTATTTTAGACTCAACATCTTCTTTATGATATTTGATATTTGCTGTAGTCACACCACTAAAAATAGAATCATATCTCAAACCTACATAGTTCTCATTCAATTCTAAAGTATAGTGAACTATCACACCTTTGTTTTTCAAAACACTACTACCTAAAGATTGTAAAGTCCAAGACTTACCAATACCAGCTGGCGCAACTATTACACCTAATTCACCTGCACCTAAACCACCATCCATAATATCATTAACAACATCCCAAGGAGTTTTAACTGTGGTTCTAGCAGACTCTTCAAGTCTTGATTTAAAAGACTCAATATAATCATGTCCTAAATCTTTCGTAGTTCCAGCTTTCATAGCTTCATCAATAATATTTTTTATACCATCATAATCTTTATTCTCTAATAAGTCCACCGATTCTAATATGGCGCTTTTTAGTGTTTGATTTTTACAAAAATCTAAAGTCTTCTTTTGAACAAAATCTAAATCAGTAGCCTCGATGTGCTTCCAAGTCTCTCTTAATTTTTCTACTACGCCTGATTTTAATATATCATTATCGATTTCTTCAACACCACATTTTAGTACCTCTAACGTTGGTTGCTTTTTATACTCAAAATAATATTCTTGAATATGTTTTACCAACCACTTGTTTGAATCTGAATCAAACATGGATGGCTTTATAATGTCCATTATTGTTTGTATAAATTTCTTATCAGATAATAATGAAGCTATTATCTTTGATTGAAATGAAGTTCCAAATTTTACTAAAGTTTCACTCATGTGTTTTCTTTGCGTACCGATTTAATTGATTAAAATTAGTTAATAACCACGTATTTAGATTTGGTAAAGCAGTAAATAGTTTGTCCTCTAAAAACATCTTTTCAAACTTATACTTAACCAACTGATTTATTGGTTCATTTATTCTTTGTACTATCTTTGTTTTCGTATTACCAGATATGTCTACTTCATGTAACTGCATTAATTTATAATTACGTTCGATGATTTCTTTTGATTCTGGTAAAACTCCGATGATATCATCTATATTACATATCACACTATCTGCCAAAAATGGCAACTTTTTTTTAATTGTTTTTAAACCTAAACCCTTAACGCCAGGTATGTTATCTGACTTGTCACCATCTAAGACTCTGTACCATATATAGTTCTTTGAAAATATACCAAACTCTTCAAAAACTGATTTATCATTGTACATCTTCTTCTTAGTGGGACTCCATATTTTCACACGACCATTTGCTAACTGAAGAAAGTCTTTATCAGTCGACATAATTATCACTTCTGATTTTGGTAAAGCTTGTTCTGCTAAATAACCGATGGTATCATCAGCCTCAATATTATCATACGATAAAACTGTTACAGGTAGATTATCTAAATATTCTACACTTCTTTGTAACTGCATAATCATATTCTGTTTTTCATCCTCTTGAGATGCAAAATCATAAGTTCTGTTTACACGATATTTTGTTTTTCTATTTTGTTTGTACTCTGGTAATATCTTACGACGGCGGGTAGACCCACCTTTACCATCAAACACTATGATGACTCTGGTGGGACTAACCATGTTTATCACATAACCAATGCTTTTAAGAAAACCAACTATTCCACCAACGTGCACACCATCTTCGTTAGTAGTTGGTATAACACTAAATACTCTGATAAATGTATTTAGACCATCTATAATAAGCACCTTATCGTTGGGTTCACCACCGTCAAGTGAACCACCTTTTTTCTTTATCTCTTCGAACATTGAAAGATATCGTTTATTACTCACTCATCTCCTCTTCAATAACAACATCATCAATGCCAAAGTTTTTTTCGTATTTAAGGATTACCTTGCTACAGATTAAGTCATAACAATGTGACCTAAACTCTTCATCTTTTAGAAGTTCACTCCAATCCTTAGATTGAAACTTAACCTCTTTACCTTTGTGATTGTCCATGGTATACCATGAACCACCCTGCTTTACGAGTCTATGGTCTTTCATTACCTTAAGCCAACTTCCATCATCATCTATGCCAGTTTCAAAGTAAAGTTCAAAATCGGCGTGTCTCATTGGAGGGCCAAGTCTATTCTTAATGACCTGAGCTCTCATCTTCATACCGATAGTATTATTCTTTTTATCTTTAATCTGACCTGTATTCTTTAATCTGATACGTGTTGATGAATGGAATGGTAGTGCTTTTCCACCACTTGTTGTCCAAGGGTCTCCAAACATTACACCTAACTTTTGTCTCAACTGATTAGTGAAAACTAAAGCTATTTGTTGTCTCCCAATCATTTGGGTAATCTTACGCATTGCTTTCGAAATGATAATCGCTTTGGATGTAGCCCAACCATCTTTATCAAAGTCGGATTCCATCTCCACATTGGTGGATGCGGCGGCGAGTGAGTCAACAAGTATAGTTACTAACCTATCCTTATCACTCTCTCTTACTTTTGCGACAATCTCTTCGATTGCATGAAATATGTCTTCTACTGTTTCTAAGTGTAGATATAACATACTATCTGTATCGACTCCAATAGCTGATAGAAACTCTGTACTAACAGCTGTTTCGGTATCGATGTAAACTGCAACACCACCTTTCTTCTGCGTCTCCGCTAACATATGAGCTCCGATTAGTGACTTACCACTACTCTCAAGTCCATTTAGTTCGGTGATTCTACCGACCGCAATACCACCATTTGGTTTATTTGATATTGCTAGGTCTAACATTGTAGAACCAGTTGACACAAAATCTTTTATGTCGGTGGGTGTAGTATCACTACCATCAAGGAAGTAAGCAACCTTCATATCCTTGAATTGTTTGTTTATGGTATCCGCTAAGACACCAGCCAATTCGTCTCTTGTAGACATATTTTTCTCCGATTTTTAAGATTAACTATTGAACAAATCGTCGAATGCGTCTCCTGCTGCTTTCGCATCCGTTGAACTTTGAGCTTTTTCAGTTACCTCTTCGGTTTTCTCTTCTTCAGAACTTCCGTTTAGATATTCATTTAAAGCGTCTGTCAACTCATCATATGAGCGTTCTTGATAAATCTCAGTAATATTCTTCTGAGAATTATTGATTGTCTCAAGTAGCGATGCGTCTTCTGTAATTGGTGTTATGTTTGGTTTAACTCTGATTGATGTAGATGGAAACGATGCGCCTGTTTCTTCTGCAGTTTTGAATTCTACAGAAACATCACGACCACTTGTTGTGTCTGTGATATCACCATAATCAGGGTCTGCTATAATGGATAATAACTCTTGATAAACCGTCTTACCAAATCCCCAAAACTTCACACCTTGTGATTCTTCACCTCTGACAACGATTGGAGCATAGGTTCTCATCTTTGCTTCAATCTTTCTTCCAAGACGATAGTCTTCTTTAGAGCCAGTTGACTTCAATTTCTGAGCGAACTCTTCAATCGGGTCTGGCCTTCCAAAAGAAATTGGTGAAAGATAATTCTTTCCACCTAAATCATAGTGAAAGTATAATTCAATAAAAGGATTATCTTTATTGAATTTGTAAGGTGCAATCCTTACAACCTGTGTACCAGGTGATGGTTTCCAAAGGTTTGATGTTCTGTTGTTTGTAGTCTGAAGTTGACTAAGACGATTTTTTATTGCGTTTAAGTCCATTTTTTATCTCCTATTATTTAATTTATTATTTTTTAGTGGAATCATTTGTTGATTCGTATATAAGTATAAAGTAATTTTTGTAAATACTATTTTTTATTCCAAGTTTTAGTATCGACGATTGTGTAAATTTTAGTTGGTATTTTATTTAGTCCATTTTCATTTGTTAATAGTAAGCAGTTCTGATAATCTTCCCAATTTACTTGGTAGCTCTTATCTAATCTTCCACCATTCAGCTCTCTGATTAAATCATTGAGGGCATTAATAGTGTATAATGTGTTGGTCATCTTTTTTCTGTGTAAGGATATTGTGTCGTGACTACCTTGCACGAAGTCCTCTTCGTATTCAACGTTATACGTGCATATTAGTTGATTACTATCATTACCATTTTCAAACACATAAATCTTGTCGAACACAATTGTGTTACATTCAATCACCAAGTTTACGACATCATTTAGATTGTTCTTTTGGGTAAATGTGCAAAGTAGTTGAGTCTTCATTAATTACTCTTTTTATTTTTTTTATATCTAATAGGAATCTGACCGCCCTCAGGTCTGAACTCGGTGTATATATCATCGGCGCTATTACTTGCATTATCTCTAAAATTATTATTAAATTTAATCTCAAATTTAATACTACCAGGTCCACCACTATATCCTTGACCATCTTCTCTAATATTTATGTTTGCAAATTTTATCGGTGGTTTTCCCTCTATATCACCACTATAAACTAATGATGGGGGTGGGCCTGCATCAACTGATGTTTTCTGTTTTACTTCATCCCAATTATCAGTACCAAACATATCTATTAAAGATTTTCTTGTTACAGGTGTTTGTCCAGCAGCCATTATTTCTTTACCCTCTAAAATATCTTGAAGTGGTAAATTTTCTTTACATTTATCTAACACTGCAGCTTTAAAAGATTCATTTTTACTAATTTCTTTTATAGCATCATCTTGAAAGTCTTTTGTAATCTGTCTATGTTTTTGAACGGCGCCAGCTATATTCTCATTTACTTGTCCAGCAGTTTCTAATAAAGCCAGCATAATTTTGTTAACACCTCTTTTTTCTTTTGTAAACTTACCCTTTTTCACACCTGCTTGGGTAACGTTACCAATATAATCTCTATCAATTTTTAAATCTGGATTAGATATTAAATCTTCTTGTATCTTGGGTAATGAATGTTCTAGTTGTTTTCTGATAAGTCCTCGTGTTGAATCATCTTTACCCATTTTTTGTGCTACTGCATCAATAATATCTTCTGATTCTTGACTACCTAAACTAATACCATTCAAAGATGAAACTATCTGTTTTTGTTTTTTATCGTAATTATTGTCTAAACTATTATTTTGCTTTTCAATAAACTCGTCTACATTTAAAGTTGTGTCAGCGTTTTTTATGACATCACCAATTGTACCATTATATAAGTTAGCTGCGAATCCTTTTTTTAGAGAAACTTCAATAACTTTTTCATTACCATCTTTATCTCTAACTTTCATAAACATATCTGTTGTATTTTGTTTTTTATCGTAATCTAAACCCAACGCTTCAACTTCTTCTCTTACATCCCAAGCAGTTGCAACAACCTCATAACCCTCACCTTGTTCCTCTCTCATGTAAGCCATTAGTGCTGAACGATTTTCCATCGCTGCCCTAACCCAAGATGAGTCAATATGGGTTTTTACTCCCTGCCCTTGTAATTCATCCAAATGGTCTATCATATCACGAAATAAACCACCTTGATGTAATCCGTCTTGTTTTTCACCAAACAAACCCTCTGTATCTAAAGTGGAAAACATCATTGTCATTAATTCACCCATCTGTGCTTTTGATTGTCCAGCACCACCTGCACCCACGCCAAAAAAACCTAACTTTCCACCTACGTTAGTAGATTCAGTTTTACCTGTTTTTGGATTTTTAACTGATGCAGCTGTATTCATAACCCTATTCAATAATGTTCTATATTTACTTGGAATTTTACTTAAAGCTTTTTCTGATTGTTCTGACATTTTAAATGTTCTTGGAGTCTTTGTTTTTTCGTTAGCCTTTTCAAAGTCTTCATCTGATGTTTCTAAACTTTCAGTAAATGGTTTTTCTTTAAGTGTATCGACTTTACTAATTTTTTTGTATTGATACCCAACTGATTTTTCTTCGGTGTCTTTTTTATCATCATCGGTATCTATTGGTTCACCTTTTTCAGCTTTAGCAATATCATCATCTGTTGCATCTTTCTTTATTAAATCTTGTGTCGAGGGATTGTGTTTTTGAACTGGATATACGTTACCACTCTCTTTATTTTTAACAAGGTCTCTTTCTCTTAAGTTTTGTAATAACATACCTATGGAATCTGAATCCCAACCTTGCTCTGTTAACGTTGAACCTAATGCAAATAAATGGTCTTCATTATTATAATCGGGCTCTTTACCAACAATACTAACCCAATCTTTTAATATTTTTTCAATCATTCGAATTTCTCCGTGATATCTTTCATTTCGTGATAGTTTATACCCCAACTTACTTTTACGGGATATTTACCATCTTGCTCTAATATCTTCTTAACTTTCACCAGATAATCTAAACCATCTTCCATATTAAAGTCAAGTAAAAAACTATCGTAAGAATAAAGTATTAATTTACTCTTGTAATCCTTAATCTCAGGTATCAACGCTGATAACACTCTCATATTGTTTTCTGTCTCCATAAGTTGTATTGTATAATTAAACAACTTATTTGCGTTCATATCTGATAAATTCTTCTTAAATATCTGTCTTTTATAAATATCTGATACTATAAATTCTTTTGAATTATACTCACTCCATAAGTTTTTTATATAATCTTCCACTCTGCTGAAATATGGATTCATTTGTACTACATCTTGTGGGATGAAACCATATAAATACTGAAATGATAATGTCTTTGCTTCTTCATAACCTACACCATAAAACTTAGCCATATGTTCGTGTACTGAACCCTTTGGAAATGAATAGCCTATTTTATCTGCAATTAACCTTAGATGGTATGCATCAAAGTCCATCTCAACCAATACACCATTCTTAAATCTACTTACAAATTGTTTTCTACTACCATCTTTTTTATTGAGAGCGGCAAAGTTGATACCACCAAATCTATTACTTGGTCTACCTGTTGAGGTATACAGATTATACTCACTATAGACCTTACCAGCCGTTGTTTGTATACCATTTGACTCTATATAACGTAAATCATTTAATATTTGATTATTGTATGACAAATTGACATATTGAATGTTTTTTTCAATCTTATCTTTGAGTAGGGTGACAATATTCCTACATCTCTCGATGTGCTTCATGATTGGTATTACGTTATTCACATCATCTTTCTTGTAGTATTTCATTTTTAAGAAACTATGAGCGTTTGTATCAAAATCATCAATCTCGATTGGTAAGCCTGTGTTCATATAGTTTAACATATTAACGTCGGTTACATTCGTTAAATCTAAAAAATGCAATAACTTTTTTTTGTCATAAGTATATTTTTGCGTATCCGATTCCATGTTCAATATCTCTATGTTAAGACAATCGTTATGATTTATTGGCAGAACGTATTCATCATCAAACGTGTTTACGTAAACAAAGCTTAAAGATGTTTGTTTTGGATGTTTATTAGAGTCGGACTCGACGGGTATGATTATGCAATCTTTTGTCTTATAATTTTCTAAAAAAATCTCTATCTGTTTGTTATTCTCTACTATCATCGAACCATAATTTAGTGGTTTCTGGAAAGAAAGTCAACATAATTTTTTTCATAGCTCTCGCATACTCTTGTATCTCTACTTGAGAAGTAGCCTCATCCCTAAGTTCTATAAAGTTCATTACGGATTGGAATGATGCCGTCCACCACACTTTTGTATAGACTGTAAGTGGTAAGATACTACGAGCTTGTTCACGAGCGACACCATTTTCAAGTAAATCATTGTATGCTGATATTGCTTCTCTCTGACCTATTTGCCAAATCCTTTGTACGTGAGCTTGATTGTTTACCAATCCATCACTAGCCTGCTTATTATCGTCTGATTGTTTACGAAACTCTGTTGGTTCATAAAACTCATCATAAGGGACATAACGACCACTAATCTCATTCCAAGCGTGGTCTTTAGTAACGTGACTTGATGTGGTTTCAATACCAACGACGTGTTTATACCATTGTCTCATTACGAACTCTGGTGCTTTTATTATGACCTGAATGGTTTGATGTCTAAAAGGACTATGGTGTTTGTGTTTGATTAAGAATTTAGATAGTTTTCTATCTTTATTTGTGAATTTGTCTGAGCGACCACCGAATGATACACGAGCTGCATTTACTGGTGTTAGGTCATCACCTAACGAATCAACAACCTCAATGTATCCTTTGTCTAATACATCTATTTTCATTTTATAACCTTGATTTTTATATAAATATTACTAACTTTTTAGAAAAGATAATTTTTTTTGTACATCATCAACCGAATTCCTATTTGGCTTCCAATACTGTAAGGGGTCAAGGTAATTTTTTATTCTTGGGAGGTCTAAGGACAAAGCATTTAATGTAGAAATATTTTTTTGTCTTACATCCACCCTCTTACCTGTAATAACCCATGATAATTCGTAATATAAGTAGAGGGTGCTCTGACTATCAAACGTTTCCTTTGATATCTCAAATATATCTCCCTCACCATTTCCGTTTTTACAAAAGTATCTAATAAATTCACCCACATCATAATCACTCTTACTTGGAGCTATTTGATTTGGTTTTGGATAATTTTCTCTGCTTAAATTTTTTAATCCTTGATATTTTACAAAGTTATCGCTCTCAACTACAGGTTTAATCCTACGACTGTTTGGTGTAGTCGGTAAACCTGTCAGATATATTTTAATTTTATCTTTTGTATAATAGGCTGTGTAGGTAACGTTAGCTGGCACGAAACCCTCACTATCTAAAAACTTGAATTGTTTAAACTCTGTTTGTAGATTTGGTATTATTCTTTCACTGTTGTTTAGTATTTGGCTAAAATCACTCACCATTTTCTCCGCTAGATTGATTTGCTGTAACAAGCCTTTGTCTACTTTCTGCTAATTTAGCTTTTCTTGTATCACTATCAGTATCTTCAAATACCTTTTCTTTTAATTCCTCCGCAAAGGATGCCGCTTGTGCTGCATGAAGTTGGTCTAGCACTTCTTTTACTTGGTTTTCAACTATTTCTGTTTTATAAATTGTTTTTAAGTTAGACCTCATTTTACCACCGATTGTTGTTGTCCATTGTGTAGAATCAACCGTGTGATTTACTGAGAAAATCTGAAATAAAGCCTCTTTCTGATATCTCTTTGGTAGATAAGTAGAATGAAATGATTCAAATGGAAATATACCACCTATACCATCAATTGATAGTTCTAAAGATATGGGTAGAAGTAGTGGTTTTTCTAACTCCGTGTTACTCTGTTTAACTTTTTTTGTAGACTTTGTTTTTGTGTTATATGTTACGTTATACACGATGCTATCAATGAAGTTCTGTTTCATCCTACCATCAGCATCAAATTTTGTAAAATATAATTCTGCAAAATTACTCTGTGGTTTTAAATTAAGAACTTTGTCATCAACTTTCACACCATTAAATTCAACATTTTTAAAGACCTGTATCCTTTGTTCAGGTGTTAATCTATTAAATAGGGGTGTTGGTATAGCAGCTGATATCTGTGCATCCAAGTCAGATTGTAATTTAGCATCAACCGAAGCATTTATCTTTTCATCTTTCTTCTTTTGTTTTTCTTTTTTTCTATCAGCGGTTCTTTCCTTAACACTTGTTGTGTTAAAAAAGTCTTTTATTGATACATTAAGCTTGTACCCTTTTCTTGAAAGACCAGTTTTATACTCAGGATATGTATCAAAATCTTGTCGTGGGCCAATTGTGTTTGCTGATGGAGCCGATAATGGTGTACTATCAAGACCGTAGTTTTCATAACCATCTTTATGTAAAGCTATTTGTAAATCCTTTAGGTCACCATCATCGTTTGCGGCTTTACCAATACCTGCAGCTGCCTGACTCTCTTCGTCGTTAGCCTCATTTTCGGTTGCACCACCTGTTTTAATTTTTGGAGCGTTGGCTCCATACATTATTGAAATAGCTAGTTGATTCGGTATTGTACAACTCACGTTTTGGTCTTTTACCAATGAATCATGTTGCCACACAGGAAAATAGAATATACCGTTATTAACGACCTCATTTAATGAGGGGTCATACACACTTCTTGTTGTTGAGTCACCCAACGCGGGTTTTGATGGGTCTGCTTCTAATATAGGCTTATCCACGGCAAACGTATCGACTATTTTCAATCTATAAGTTTGATTTTCATCAGCTTGAATTTGATAGTTCCAAAATCCAATATCCTCATTAAGTAGGTCAAACATTCTTGATAAGAACTCAAATGTTGAAAATGATTCAACACCCGGCCCCTCTAAAACTCCCATAGCCTCTTTTAATAATTTTGTGTTGATTAAAATATTTCTGAACACACCACGGTCTGGTCTTCCAATATCTATACCCTTGACCTCTGCAGCGTTAAAGGGTTGAAAGTTATCATCTTCGTTTACAACCGTAGCCAGTTCCACTAATTTAGTTTTATCTCCATATGTTCCTGAGAGCTCTACACCCACCGCTTTTTTATAAGCTTCACTAATTGCGTTTTTATCTAATGGGAAAAATTTGCCTGGTAGGATAAATTTAAACGGATTTGTGGTTTCTAAATTTTCATCATCTCTAATTAAGGTCGGCGTGTAACCAATAACTTTATCTGTTATTTTATCTAAAACATTATCCACAGACCTAATCTCCGACTTGATTATTGAACCACCTATAATTGTTTCAAATTTTGATAATATGTTATCCTCAAACCAGCCCCATCTAACCCAAACATCGTTAGGTTTACCAGCAGATTTATTACCATCAATCAAAAAAGAATTACGAACGTATCTGTATCTTCCGAGACCGCTATAGTTTAACTCAGACGTTCCTTTTACATAACCACCGTCAGCTGCTCCTTTAGTGTTAAATGTTGATATTTGGTCTAACAAGAACTCATCAATCTCTGATATCATATTTTTTAAAGTTATCTCTACTTCATTCTTTTCTACGTTATCACTTTCTATTTTTTCTTTTAGTTCCTTAGCGGTTTCACCTTTTTTAGCATTTAATCTAACAGTCATGTTGGTTGCCCCTTTAGCGGGTGCTGGTTTCTTTAACATATCACTACCAACGCTAGTAAGTGTCGTAGTACAATCAAAACCACCATCAGACCTCGTATTAAATTCAAAATTCTTGACGATACCAACCATCATGTCGATATCCCCTTTCATACCATTTACTACCTCTCGATAATTTTCATAAGCTGATTTTCTAATACCATTTGGCCCTATGAAACCTCTTACATTTCTAAGACCATTATTACCATAGACCCAACCCCATTCTACACACACCGTCTTACCAACGGATAAAAAGTGTGGGGTCAGCCTATCTATATCCTCAAATGACCAACAAGTCCAATTGATTGTTGCTTGTCTTAAAGCTTTGTTACCACCGAGAAATTGTGCATCAAGGGATTTGATACCTGGCATCGGTCGTCGAAACTTGTTTTCTCCCTTAATTTGTAAATCATACGTTAGATATGGTCTTGGCCCATATATTTCATCATAACCTTGAGCAGTATCACGTTGTATATTGAAATTTTCATCAGCCGTTTCCACCAATTCACCACCCATTAAAACAATAGGCTCTCTAAGTCCAGATGTCATTCTGATAAAAGTGCTCCTTGTAGCCATTTTATCAAGTGATAGTCCATCTACATTAACTGTCGCATTAGGTGAGTTACCCTCACGACCTAATATTCTCATTTTTTGAAAAAGTCTTTTTTGTATTTTTTTATTGATTGGTTTTAGAAATGACATTAGTAACCGCCTCCACCACCAGCGGCTCCTCCTCCTCCACCCGTCGAACCACCTCCGGCCGATGATGTTGCATCACCACTTTCATTAATAGTTTCAAAGTCGTCGATTATTTTTGTGATTTGACCAGGTATTCTTAATAACTGTCCAGCTTTAAGAGCTATCTTACCTCTGATACCATTTGCTTTTGCGATTACCCACCACAATTTACTATCTCCGTAAGCTTCGTATGCTAAAGAATCTAAACGTGAACTATCTTTGGATAGGATAAATGTGTCTGAATCGGAAATTGGAATTGTAGGATAGTAGGTGGTACTATACACCTCGAACCCCTCTTTGGATTTTTTAGTTTTTGTATTTTGATATCTCATAATAGACCTAATACTTTACTTTTTGCTTTATCTTTTAATTTATTAGAATCAATCCTATTTAAGAGAGCGTTTCCTGCTAATTCACGTAATAACGAACTAGAATCTATTTCATAATCCTCGTCACCAATCCACTCAGCTTCATAATGTTTTTGTGTACTACTTGGTAACCTATCCCCTATATACGTAAATGAACAATTAGCCTGTATGTACTTTGGTAACTTTGCGAATGTTGTTTCATATGTGCCTGTATCTTGAACAGTATAAGTTAGTGAGGAAATATAACCTGAAGTGTTTCTGTACATATCACCAATCGTTAACTTAGCAAATGGAGCAATCATACCAAGACCACCACCCGCGCCAGTCGACTCATAAGTTGGATAACAGAGACCAGCTAAATAATTCATTTTTGACCAAAGCGTAATCATCTCCCTATCACTCTGTGGATAAATGTCAAATGTAAAACTTATCTCACGCTGTGTGCCTTGATAAACATAAACACTATCTGGTCTTCCTACATACCTCTCTGATGAATACTCAGGTGAGAACGTATCCGTAATACCACTTAATAAAGCTCTGAAGACAATTCTTTTTTGATTCACCACATCATAAAAACTGAAAGGTATGAAGTCTATATTTTCATAAGAAACTCCCTGATATGAATCTGAACCATAAGGGACTAGATTTGTTGGGTCGGCACCCATATTTAAAACAGCCTGCCTACCTTGTAACGCAGCTAATGATTTTTTATCAAATATCCCACTACCAAAACTAAAAGCCTTTGCTGCTGATGCGACTTGACTAGCTATAACCCCAACTTTTTCTTTGAGTCCTGCTGTATCTATAAAAGCTGGTGCATTAATAGAAATATTAATATTTGGTTTTGGTATGTTTGGTAACTTACTACCTATAAATTTTAATCCACCACCAACAAATGAGGCTGCTGATTTTGCGATGGGAGCGAGAGCGTCTTTTCCAAATTTAATTACCTTTTTACCAACACCTTTTGCTAAATCAGTTATTTGTGGAACGATAGCGTCTTTTATTGTATTGATGTAAGGTGCGACAAATTGACCTAAATCAGGTGTGTTTATGTTTAATTTCGTAACGCCTGGTATACTAGCCAATGATAACGAGTTATATCTTTGTAGGTTCTCACTTTGTGCTAATGGGCCTGTAGGTATTGAGTCAAATTTAGCGTCATTATATCTAACTGAGCCTCTAAGTGGATTTGGGTTTCTACTTTTTAAGGCCTGTTGCTTAGCAAGAAAAGCGATTCCGTTTGATGTTATTAAAAACTTAATGGTTCTTGCATATGAATTTATCGATGCACCGATAAACTCATTTGGTGACCTACCTACTATCGAACCAGCTACATTATTAACAATTGCACCGGCCGTATCTAAAAATTTTAAAACTCTGTTATCTTGTGAGAATTGTTCTAATCCACCAAAGCCTAATCTGTTGTCAACCTTTCTGATTACAAATGGTTGGTCAAATGAAAATTTTGAATTATTTCTTAGTCCTAGCTCATCACTATTACTAAGGGCTCTATCATAAAGTTTTTCTAAAAAGTTATCTTTGGTATGTAACTTTAAGAGTTCTGAATTTCTATCAATTGTATAAGGTCTATTTGGGTCAAAGTTTACAGCCTTGTTTCCTCTCGAATCAATAATATTACTTCTAAACGTGGATGGATTTCCCTTTTCACCCCTAAAATTATTATTCTCAAATGACTTACGTCCTAAATCTTCTCTAATCGGTTTAGCTTTATTTAATTCAGAATACTTAAAAGGTGATACGAAATCTCCTTTTATATCTAAAAATTTATTTCTTTTCTTCGCATCTACGGCACTCGAATTGGACGTTTCTTTTTCAACGTTCCTATCTGGTTGGTCGAAACTATTGATATCTGCTAAATCTGATGTAAATTCAACTAATGCCATTAATTATCCTCCACCTACTTCGTTCGCTGTTGTTGTATTCGCTTTTGCACTCTTGTCAGTATTTCTAACGACTTGGTTTAGTAAGTTAATTGATTCGTTCTGATATTTTTCAACATCTGTAAATGATGAGGCCACACCCTCTATACCGGCGTTACCATTATCTCTGACAAGTCTTGATAATTCTTGTACACTAACACCAACACTATCTGCTAAGGCTTGTCTTTGTATTCTATTCAATTCATTAAATTCTGCTTCACCACCGACCTGTGTGACCACTTCTTCTAACGCTCCAGCCAAATCATTATTCAAAGCTAGTTGTCTAGCCCTATCAAGGTTTATCTCTCTACCTAATAATACTGAAGCCTGTAGTTGACTCTCAATCGATGATTCAAAGTCTAATAATTTATCAGCGATGCCCGTAACTGTTCTAAATTCTACACCAAGTTTTCTAGCTTGTATAGCTGCCTTTATAAGATTGTCACCACCATCATTTATACTTAGTGCGACAGCTTCTGCATTTTCAGCTAATTGTCTAAAGACCGCATCTGGTGCGACACCCTCTAATCTGATAGCCGCTGATACCGTACTCAATTGTGCTAATAATGTTTCTCTACTGGATGAGGTAACCGATTCTTGTATGGCTAATAAGTCAGATAATTGTGATGTTGTGGCGCCTGTCACAAGTTGTGCTCTGGCTAAATTGAATACAAATTTACTTGATGCTTGGTCTATACCACCAAATGTTTGTCTTATGGCATCGAAAGATTCTTGTGCATCTTTAGCCTCCAAACCAAGAACCTGAAGAGCCTTGCCAGTAGCTTCAACTCTAAATCTTATCTTTGCCGCTTCAACAGCGCTCACACCAAGATTTGTTCTTGTCTCAGCTAGGGCTTTATTAATTTTACTTACTAAAGTCAGAACGAATACTAAGGCTGCTCCGATAGCTATGACTGGATTTGCTGCTAATACTAAATTAAATGTTTTTGCACCAGCGATAAGCTTTTTAAAACCACCTAATTGTGCCGCCACATTCTTTCTGATTATATTTTGCCCTTGAATCGTCTTTAGTTGTTGTTTAGCAAAATCATTTGAAACGTTTCTTCTTAAACTCTCTTTTGCTAACAAATCTTTGTTTATTACATTAAAGTCTTTAAGAAGACCAAGCTGTTTAGATAGTGATTCTCCACTTTCCTCTTGGATTTCTGCCATGTTTGCTAGCTCTTGTCTTAATTGTTGAGCTATATCTAAACGTTCTTGAGTTACCTTTTCAATAGACATTAAAGTTTCCTAAGAATTTCTCTTCCCCTATCATTAATATCAACTCCCTTAGCTTTTAAATCCTTTTCGAC